CGGGTAAGGGTATTCTTCCATGTGTCCCAATCGCGTCAACAACCACCTTTAGGGGTCGTGGTATGATTGAAGAGACGAAGACGTATGTCGAGGCAAACTTCCCTGGTGCGAAGGTCAGATATGGAGATTCTGTGACTCCCGACACACCTCTACTCATTCGTCGAAATGGGACTGTCGAGACTTGTCGAATTGACTCACTCGTAGACTCTTACGAAGAAAGAGACGACGGTAAGCAAGTGGCTAAGATTGATGCAGATGTATGGACAGAAAAGGGGTTCACACCCATTCGCCAGATTGTTCGTCACAAAACGACGAAGACGATTCATCGGGTTCTCACTCACACCGGAATTGTCGATGTCACGGAAGATCATAGCCTCCTTCTCGAAAATAAGGAAATGATTAAACCGAGCGAGGTGACGGTAGGAACGCAACTTCTTCACGGAGATTGTATACACGGTCTCTGTTGGAATGACACGACTATATCTGTTGATGAAGCAAAGGTTATGGGTTTCTTCTTCGGTGATGGTTCGTGTGGTCATTACGGTGGTCGTTACGGTATGAAACATACATGGGCACTTAACAATACCAACTTGGAGTATCTCGTAGAAATGCAAAATCTCTGCCCATTTGAAACTGCACTCTACGACACACTTGAGAGTTCCGGTGTGTATAAACTCAACGCGAAAGGTGACGTGAAGAGTATTTGTGAAAGATACAGAGGATTATTCTATAACACTCACAAAGAAAAGATCGTCCCGTCGTGTATCTTGAACGCACCCACAGAAGTGGTGCAATCGTTTTTTGATGGATATTACATGGCGGACGGGGACAAAGGTGGCTTTACGAGGATGGATATAAAAGGTAAGGAGGGATCTATGGGTTTTTTCATTTTGGGACGACGTCTTGGGTATAACGTCTCGATCAATACACGCACAGACAAGCCAGACGTGTTTAGACAGACATGGACCAAATCTACACAAAGAAAAAATACGATTGCCATCAAGAAACTTGAAACGATGGGAGAGACTGATGGATACGTCTATGATTTGACGACAGAATCCCATCACTTCCACGTTGGTCCCGGTGATCTCGTCGTGCATAATACGGATTCAGTTATGGTTGAGTTTGATGTTGGTGAACGTAAAGGTGTGGAGGCGATTGAATATAGTTGGGAAGTCGGTGAACGAGCTGCCGAAGAATGTAGCGCCCTCTTCAAAAAACCAAATAACCTAGAACTTGAGAAAGTTTACTGGCCCTACTTCCTATATTCTAAGAAGAGATACGCGGCAAAGTTGTGGACGAAAGGTAAAGATGGTAACATGAATATGGATTACGTTGATGTCAAGGGTCTCCAACTCGTCCGTCGTGATAATACACCCCACATGAGGGAAGTCTGTAAGGAATTGTTAGATGTAGTTTTAACATCGGGAGACCCAGGTCCACCAAAGGAACTCGCTAGGAAACGAGCCCAAGAATTGTTATCTGGTGAGATTTCCAATGAAAAGTTAACTCTAAGTCAGTCACTGTCAGACACTTATAAAGTGAACGGGGAGTCTGTCTCAATCAATGGACCCAAATGCAACTTTATTAATCAAGCGCATGTTCGAGTTGTTAACAAAATGAGAGAGCGTAAACCCGGTTCTGAACCACAATCAGGTGACAGAGTCCCGTATCTACTCACAAAAACAGATAACCCTAAAGCAAAAGCGTTTGAAAAATCTGAAGATCCCAAGTATGTGGAGGAACACAACGTGCCGATAGACTACCACTACTACTTCGTGAATAAATTTCTAAACCCGGTGTGTGATCTTCTCGACCCGTTGTATGAAAACACTAAACAGGAAATATTCGGTGACATCATAGATTCCTACAAGCCCCCTCCCAAGAAAAGAGAACCATCCCTGAGCGGTATGAAGAAGGAGCAACTTATCGAAGAGTGTAAAAAATATAACCTCGAGGGAGACGGTAGAGCTGCAGATCTCAGGGAACGTATTAAAGAATATAGGGACCGAAAGAATTCTGTTGATGATCTATTTAAAACTTACGAGCAATGTACAAGTAAGGATGATTGACGTCAAGTCGAGGGTTACTAAACTCGTTATTGAAAAAACGAGGGAAATCATATTGGAACAGCTACCCAATCGATTGGAAAATGATCTAAACGAACTGATTTGTGAATTTGTTGAAGATGGTGTCGATTCATACTACAACGAACAATTAAACCAAACATTGGAAAACATATCTAAAAAACATCAAATACCGTTGGAGTTACTACTCCGTGACATCCCACAAATTAACGGAGGAGATCGATGCAGAGGAAAAAAACGGGGGAGAGATGGAGGTGGGGAAGTCAGGTGTTCTTTCAAGGCTGGTGAAAATGGATACTGTAAATATCACAAACATCAAGGTGAAAAGGTGCAACCGAGATGTCTACCTAGTTTACAACTACACAACCATGGACCTGAAAAAATGTTCGTTCGTGGGTGTCCGGGTTGTGAACAAAAAGGACTTATAGGATTAAGTCGACTATTTTCTAATGAATAAAACAAGCATTCTACTATCTTCAATAAATCAATTCTACACAGATGAATATAACAGGAATAAGCTACTGACAATTTTAAACAAAACTGGAGGAATTTCTCTAAGAAATCTAGAATGGTTTATTACAAATTATGCCAAGAAAAACAACACTTCATACAAAACGAATGATGGTAAAATTTTTACAGTGCACTGTGCGTATAAATCCAGCCTCGATGGGTATAGTAAAAAACTATTTGATCCATTTTGTAGAGCTGAAAAATTTACGTATCAAATCCCCGAAACATCTCATGAAATTCAGACAACCCTCGCCCAGTTAAATTTCATCAAATGGTGTATTAAAAATAACATCATCGATTACATCTACAATAATAAACAAAACCTATTCACTAAGTCGTGTAATCAAAAACTTGTGACATGACACCCTCTCTAATGCGAATAAAATTCATCGTTTTAGCTAAAATATGAAAACGTCTATTATACTCACCACCGTTAAACAGGTTTCCGTATAATATAGGTTCTTTTACAGTGCTAAAGTTGACATGACCAGATGCACTACTATCATTTGGGTAGAGTGCAAAACTATAGGAGTAGAATCTTCTCGTGATTGGGGTATTTCTGTGGTGCAATCTCGGTTGGAGGATTCTCAAAAAGTGTGGGGAACCCGTGTGCTCATCCAAAATCTCCTCACCGTCGAGGGTGAGTGTCAGATAGTTTAAATGTTCCCATTTGAGGGCAGGATCCACTTGAAGACCACCTGAATTCACGGGAATCTCGTTGTAACTTGAAGTGTCACCGAAGGCGTTGTTTTCTGTGTAGAGACAGAAAAAGTACAACTCTCGGACTAAATTTGTAAAGTTCAAACGAGTTTTGAATTTATTTTCACCCCCATCAAGTAAAACGTCGTCGTATTGGATTTGTGTAATCGCAAACTCGTGATCACGGTTCATGACCTTAATTTTCTCTATGGGATCCAAAAATATACACTCTGTAGACAATCTTAGATCATACGGCTTATATGTAACTAAATCCGTAGCCGTAGCTCCGAGTTTTCCTACAAATCCTGATGGGGGGTTTGATACACATATACACTCGTCTACGTTGCGGAACTTGACCTCTACTTCAATTTCCTGTTGTCTAAGTGCACACACTGGAACTGCGAGCTCTGGGTGATTGTGGAAGTAAAACGGTATCTCGATGCAGACGTCCCCCCCGAGTTGTTTGGGGTATGGCTGCGCCTTTGAAATTCTACTATTGATTACATCTGGATCTGAACTCACGTCACGTTTACATAAGTCGAATAAGTTGATTTGTTTTGTGGTTGGGTATTCAAGTTCGTTGTATAAATCTAAATACTCAGTTGTGAGGTGTTGAATGACAATACCACCGATAGAAAGTGTTATGTATTCGATAAAATTGCAGGCTTCACCGTAAACATAGTATTTGGCTATGTTGGAGTCTGTCGGATTCGCTAACACTATATCAGGTAAACTGAACATGAGATTAACACCCTTTAGGACATCACAGTGGTCATATGGGATGTTAAATTTATGTATTTCACCGTACTCTACGTCTTTATCAGATTCAATGTCGATAAATTGTAAAGAAAAATTCGAGTGTTTCTTGAAGTTTTCTTTAAAAAAGGTAAACTCGGGAACTTCCGTTGTGTAGCGGTCTAAAAGACCTCTAGACTCAAGTTGAATAGCCCCAGCCATACTAATATAAGACTATTAATAAAATTTCAAGCCAGCTAACCCAGAGTCAAATGACAGAATGTTATAGTTTAAGGCGTATACACGGATTTGTGTTTCTTCAGACGAATACGTTCTATCTATCAATGAGTTATCATCTGGGTCGACATACCTATCCTGTTCCTTGAATTCTAGTGTGAATTTCTGATGAATAATCCTACTCATGTTCAGTTGCCCTGTGGGATTGCTATCCCCTGGATCGAGGGAAAAGGAATACATACCGAACTGTGATTCTCCAAAATCGGGTATATTTATATGATTTTTGAATGGCTGAACAACAGATAAGAAGTGACCATTTTTCCTAAAGAAGATGACGTTATTCAAACATAACTCAGCAGTCTTGATTTGTCTGAACCTGTAATTGTTTGGTGCGTCATTGGAGTTGGTATAAATGGGTTCTCCCAGAAACAACAACTCTTTTACGGGGTGTTTGAAATCGAGTAAGAATACTTTTTTGTCAATTCCCGGTTGCATCCGAGTTTCGCGGAGCTGCACCTGTGTTATGAGATACTCCATGTGACTTTCCTGATACGCCCTGCGTTCAGTTTCACCCAAATACACGTGCTCAGTCGTCAACACTATTTGATCGATGAATTTCTCAGTAACATCGTTTATTGGTGGTAAACTTGAGGCCGACTCTGATTTATACGAATAGTACTTGTCTCTACTTACAAGCTTTATTCTTATAGACACCTGCTGTTGGCTAAGCTTACACAAAGGGATCGCAGACTTGTTGTTTCTCGTGAAATAAAAGGGTAATTCCAGTGACAGTTTAGTAGGGTAATACCCCTCTGTCACAGAACCTTCACCACCCCTGTACGACTTGATATCACGATGTTGATCGGATGTGTCCAATTTGTTTCTCATGTAGATATACTCCCCGGTGATAGTGTCTATGACTTGTTCACCGATTAACAATTCCGCGTATTCTATGAGTTTTGTGAGGGGGTTTCCAACTGTCGTTATCGCGTCATAATCAGGCCTCCACGACACAGTTAATGAAACAGAACTTAATAGGTCACTCTTACCACTGGGTATTCTCACAGTTAAAACTTCACCGAAATCGGGATTTCCCGTAAAGGGGATATCACTGAAATCTATCCCAAATGGTGTATGTTGCCTAAATGCGTATATAAAGTGTGAATAGTCTGGACATTTAGTTACCCATTCATCCTGAACACCCTTGACACAGAGGTACATTCTATTATTAAGTATCTTTTTTTTAATACTCAATTGTCATGAAACCCCTGAGAAAATTGAACTTCTGTAGCTCTAGATAATACAAGGCCAACTCGAACTCACCCGAAAACGCCTGATCGTTACCGGGTGCACCGACAACGGTTTGACCCTTACCCGGTAACAGTTTATTCATTTCAAATTCAATTAGGGTTCTGTCAGAGTTTAGATTCGCAAAATCTAGGGTTCCAGTGGATTTCTCATGTAGTGGGTGGAGAGCAAAGCTTTGTGTGTATATGTTTATTTTGTCATCAGTCACACCCAAATCGAACTTATAAGGAACCGCATACTTGTAGTGTTCGTGAGTCTCCATGAGAGTGTTTGGGAAACTTTCACCATTCAAGAAGAAGCGAGCCTTTTTCATTATGGGGGTGTTCCGTGTTATCATTGAAGTGGTCGATGACCCATTAGACCACACTGTTTTTTCCGCGCGGCTTCTCACATACGTCACGTATCTGTAAGATGTCTCATCTTGGGTGGTGAACAGTTTATCCCTAAAAAACCAATGAAAAGCTTTCACCTTCGACTTTGGTTCCAAGTTCACTTTAAATGTTGTATCAGATCCAGGGGTCGTGATGAATGAAGAGTGCTTTTTGAGAACATTCACTAAAATTTCGTGACCAGATTCGACCAAATACAATCTCTCGTCGTTGCTGAGTTTTATCTCCTCACTTATCAATTGAAAATTGTCGACTTCTATAGGACTTCTTCCGCTCCTCGCCTGCTCGGTTTCCACCCCTTGCCACCACGTTTGTGGATGGAATTCGAGTTCAAACATAATTTTTTGTTTGTGGACTGCACACACGGGGAAATACTGACGATCCTCAACCTCGTTACGAAGCTCGGTTTTTCCGTATTTCCTAGAGAAGAAGAAGGATAGGGGGATTATAAATCTATTCGCGTGTTCGTATTCGGACGGCGCTGATAACCCCGGTGTAAATGGTTTAGACATGTTCTGTAGCACCAGATTACCCTTCCTAGATTGTGGATCCAAATACAGAGACTCGTGGATCATTTCCCAGTCATCCGTAATCTCCTCAACCTTTATGTCATCCA